CGAGTGTGATGGGAAACAATACGACAAGATTATTCCGGTTGCTGATCTGCCTCCTGAAGACGAAGACGATCATCGGGCGCGATTAGTTCTGCATTCGACAAAGATCCCCAGATTGTAGAGATCGCTCGAAGGTCTAGCTCGATCAATCACCGTGACGATTTCGATGTGAGTTTTCGTTACGCGATATGAGAAATGGTAAGTGCCGGCAAATAAAGCACTTGCAAAAGTACAATCAGCGACCGGCTGATTGCACCAATTGATTCCAAAGAGTTTAATTTCAGCGCGGTCCGTCACGGTCCGTGCAAGTCTTTGCGATTGCAGCGGTTGCCGCCGCGCCTCGCATGTTCCGCTGGCCCCATAGCAAGTCGAGGACCGAATCCCAAGTTGTTTTCTCGTGTGTTATCAATGACTTGCGCAAGCTGCTGATTCTGTGCGGCTTTAAGAAGCATTCTTTCAGGAACTTATGAGGGGGTGGGGGAGCCCCCATGACGCCTCGCCGCCCGGCTGAGCTAGCCCAAAATTTTGAACAATCGGGCTTTCGAGCAATTTTGAATTTCGCAGTATCGAGCATCAAATGAAAAACAAAAAGAAAAGAATTTCTAAGGCGCAGGCCGAAGCAATTGAGGCTACAAAGCGAATTGAGCGTGCCATAAAGCGCAAGCGGCAAGAAGAGCGCCGCGAGAATGAGAAAGGACTCCGTGCCCTTCAGGCAGCTGAACGGCGACGCCAGCGCGAATGTTTGACACACAAGCACGCGCATCTCGACGGCATGACACATCTTGTTCTGATTGAGCAAGACGCACCGAAAAGATTTCGATATCTTTTGTGTCAGCAATGCCAAGCCAGAATAAAAGAATCAAATCCGAATTTTAAGTCGCTGCTGAAGACAATCGACAAACGGCCTGAGTGGCTGAAAAAAGTTTTTACGTTCCAACCAGAGAATTCAGCGACTGATGAAGCATACGAGTTGCCGCTGATCGAAGTGAAGAAATTGGCGAACGAACAGTTGGAAGTGAAATACAATCTTCCGCTGTACTCACGAGTTTAATTTTAGGAGATTTACAATGTCAATTAACGCACCCGCGTCCTTTACGATCACCGGCGACGCCGCGATCACCATCACGGTGACTTGGAGCACGAACCCGGCTGGCAGCACGATATCGAACGCGAGCTTTACGAAGGGCACCGTCAACGCGACGACCTATAACATGCTCGACGTGTTTGACAATCCCGGTCGGCTGATTCAGGACATCCAGAACGTTATGACTGGCACGGATGCCGGTTCGTTTGCGATGGCTGAACGACTTGTGACCGCGTTGCAGTCGATTGTGGCCTTCTATCAGTTGCAAGCCGTCAACAGCGCCACGTTCCGTTTCAATCTTGCCATCGCGTAAGGTTGTCAATCCGACGCTCTAAGGTTGACAATCTCGGAGCTTAAAGTTGACAAACGATTTTGAACCGATATCCCCGTGCGGGTCCCCCTTGACGCCGAAATGTCCGCATTGCGGGCGCACCGATTTTCCGCACTGGTCAGCGTGTAAGCGCCACGTTAAGAAGTGTCCGTTGGGCGCGCATCCCCGGCCTCCGGTGCGAATTACTTTCGGCGCAGGATACCGAGGACAATGAGTTTTTATAGCGGAACGAAACCGAATCAATTGCCGGTTGATCCGACTGATCATCAGATGCCGCAGTCAGAGATATCTCATCTCCTGCCGGATAATAGGCCGAACAGAAGTCACACGCGAATGGTTGGTGAGCACATCGATAAGCTCAACCACACTCACTACGCGCCGAACGATACACCTCAAGTGGGTTAAACATGGCGATCACACAAGTTGTAGTTCAAACTCCGGCGAATCAAACGATCTTCACTGATTCCGTAATGGGCGGAACGGTTGACGCGGTCAAAGCGTCTTCGTGTCTTGCATTTTATCTCTTCGCCGATAACTCAGCGAACGGTGTTCCGGCATATGTGAAGCTCTTCAATTTGGCGCAGGGTTCTGTTGTGCTCGGCACCACGGCACCTGACGAGATTGTTTATGTTCCGGCCAACGCAAAGATCACGCACATTTTCTTCACCGGCGCTGTGATTGGGAAAACGTTTAGCACCGCGCTTTCAGCGGCAGCTGTGACCACGGGCGGCACGAGCGGAACTTCCGGATCGAGCATACCGGTGATCATCTCGTACGTATAATTCGATGAAAGAACTCTTCGATTACTTTCAACAGAACTGGGCGCGCTCGCCGTATCCTGTGATTGATCATTCTATCCGGATTCACAAAGAGCTTGACGGCTCTTTCACGTTCTACATTCATCCGTCGAACACGGATGGAATCACAACGGATTTTGTTATCACGGAGGAAGACCTCCGACTGAGAAAATTTTGAGATTTGTACTGGCCGTCTGCCTAAATGAGTGTCGGCCAGAGGTCAAAATCGTAGGCAGGTTGTAATCCCTGTCTCGAAAAAGATTGAAGGTGAAATCCCTTTAGCGTTCCGAGTCCGTGGGGCTGCTTGTCCGGCTCGGCGGATATTCTCACAGCCTCATGGTCCAATTGAAGGAGAGTGTCATGGCAGGAACAGCATCGACATCAGTGAGTGAGTTGTTGGAAGGATTTCGAGTAATGGTTCCTGACGCCGTTCAGGAGATCGCGGGCATCAGGGTTCATCCGGTTATCGCGGCTTCAAATGAATACGCCACGGCTGAGCAGGATTTACTGAATGCACGAGCCCGGCTTGATGCGGCGCAGAAAGAAGTCACGGCGGCGGAAACCGAAGTGTCGTCGAGGCTGGACGCCTTTACAGATTGCAAGGCGAAGCTCGCAGAACTTTTGAAGTGAGGAATAACATGGCAACTGATGGCATCATCACATATCCGGCAGGTGCAATCAAGCTGAACAAGTTTTTGGGTCCGAACATCGCGTTGCTGGTAGACGGCATGCGTTTCGAGAACCACCGGCTGGATGTTGTGTTTCCATCCGAGGCCGAAGTCAGAAAGACAATCGCACGACTGGTTCGCGTGGCAATAGCGAATCGAGAAGACGCCGTGAAGTTTATTCTCGACGTGCTGGATGAGTACCATCCAATCCTTGAATCCGGCCCAGTGAATACGAAAGATATTGTTGGATGATATGACCTCATATGAAATTGTCGCCGCTGTCTCGTTTGTTGGCGGTGTTGTTGCTCGCCACTTTATTCAGTCGAAGTTTCTGCCGTTATCGGCTGATGCGAAGGCAGTGCGAACTGAACTGGATGCTCTTCGGGCCGCTGTGCTGGCCCACATCGATGCAATGGTGAGTAAGAGTGAAATCATGATTCGACATGACGCGCAGGTTTTTCGAAATCTGATAGCGGGGAAGTAAAATGTCGAATCTATCAGTCGTGACCGGGAATACAGACCCGATCTTGGTTCTGTCTGCGACTGGCACCGGCGCGAGTACGACGACTTTCGTCCACGATTCAGCTGCCGAGAATAACTATCCCGGCCAACTATTTCCGTCTGTATTTGAATTTGCAATCACGGATATTGTTGGGGTATTTAGTGGACTGGCTGTCAATCTTGAGTGGTCTCCGATCACTGCGACTGGCACGCCACAGTTTCAAACAGTCGGCACATGGACGCCGTTAGTTAGTCCAGTAGTTTTCTTTCCGTGCTCTGCAACGGGCACGTATCGACTGAACGTTACATCGTTCGTCGGCGGAACTTCCTTTAACGTTTATGCCTCAATCGCTTCCTCGATGCCGCAAGGCTCGGGCGGAGGTGGTGGAGGCGGAAGTGTTACACAGGGAACGGTTCCGTGGGTTGTCAGCTTCAACGCGCCTCAGCATGTCATTGTAGATAGCGGCGGAGGTGGCGGTGTTCAGTACGCCGACAATGCGGCCAGCGGGGCAACCCCGACAGGTACACTCGCCAGCGGATGGGACAGCGTAAACTCGAAAGTTCGTGCGTTGAAGGTTGACGCGAGCCAGAATCTTCTGGTCGCGCTAAACGCGGCGCTTCCTGCTGGCACGAATGTAATCGGCCACGTTGTTGTTGATAGCTTCGGCACGACAATCGATGTTTCAGATCGAGCGGCTCGTTTGTTGGGTGTGGTCTACGGATCGCAGGCTCAGCAACTGAAACAGACCGCGACGAATTTCAACCTCCAAGTCGAGCTTGCGGCTGGGGGAACTCTTTATGATGCGCGCCAGATTCGAGCGTTGACATCTGCTGATGTTGTCGATGTAAGTGATCGTACCGCAAGAATTCTTGGGCATGTAATTGTCGATTCCGGTGCCGTCACGGTATCCGGCACAGTTGCGGTTTCGAATCCCGATGTTCAGTTCGTTGACGCGGCTGCTTCAGGGACACATCCTACCGGCACGTTGGCGATGGGATGGAATACAAATAATTCGCAGATCGTCGGCCTTCGTACTGATCCGAATGACAATCTTTACGTCAACATCACGAATTCAACCGGGCAACTGACTTCGTCACAGCCGGTATTCGCACGTACGGCGTTAGATGTGAACATTCTCTCAGTTCACGACGTAGGTGTTACGGCGGCGGCAGCGTTAGCTGATAATCTTCCGAACCCGACTGCTGAGTTTGTCGGGGCAAATAATCTCGGCTGGGATTCAACAAATTCCGTTTGGCGTCGTCTTCAAGTTGTCACAGGTACAGGAATTATAGAGCAGCAGACTTTTGTTGAGGCAGCGGGCGTTCCTGTCGCATGGACGGGTCTGAATCTCGCCGGAGTAAATCCCGGTCACGTTGCAGTTGTCGATAACAACGGCGTGCAGATCGGGTATAGCGCGGCGCACTCGTTTGTCTCGCAGATTGCATCTCTAGGTGGGCAGATCATTACCGCGAATTCGAGCGGCGGCATCGGTAATGCTGTTGACACGAACCTGATGAAGATTCAAGGGCAATCATTACCTTCACCGGGTATTCCGATTATCGATTTTACAAGTGGAACGCAAGTTGCTGTGAAGCAAGCTTCGACAGCAGCGATAGCAACGGACCCGGCTCTTGTTGTGGCGTTGTCGCCGAATACCTCGCTCTTTTCGACGTTGCCGACAAATGCCGCGCAAGAAACTGGCAACTTAGCAACGATTGCTGCTAATACAGGCCGTCAGGCGACGACAGATGTTTTGATGCAGATTTTGGCGGCGCTCGATGCCGTAAACTTTAACCTCGGGAAAATCATCGGGGATTATACAGACCGTTTCGATTTGCAGACGGCTCAGGGTGTGTGATGGCTGGCATAGCTTTGGCGGGACAAGTCGGACAGCAAATTAACGCTGCCGGTTCGCAGAACATTGTTCGGACTATCAAGACCGGAGAACTTGGCGTAAGCGAAGTTCACGGTCGATTTTACGAGCAGACGTATAACGGCAACGTATTCTCTATCGGTTGCTTGTTGACGGCGTTGTCTGCCGCGACGATTTTGCTGACATCTTCGGCGCAGCCAATTGTTGGTGTTTGGAACCCTCCGACTTCTTTGAACAACCTTGTGATTCTTCAGGCAGTGTTGCAAGATGAGATTAACACCGTAACTACGCCGACTGCTCTTGGTTCTTTTGTGTGGGCCTCGTCCCAGAGTAACGCATCGCTGACAGCTGGACTCGCGCCGTTTAATCGCAAAACGATGCAGAATAACGGTTCACAAGCAAAGGCTTTTGCACTTTCGACGGCCAGTCTTTTAACTGGGCTGACAAATAATCTTGTGGTATTTGAGCCAGCGGATTTTTCGACTGTCACCACACAATCGACAACTCTGACCAGCACGGCCACGCAGTTTTTTCCCTCGGTTGTGGGCACCGAGAATTTTGACGGAAGTTTGATCGTTCCTCCGGGTGGTGTACTGGCTTTACTAAATACGGCTTCGACTACCGCGCATAGCGTTTCGGCCCGTCTGATGTGGGAAGAAGTACCTCAGCCGTGAGATGATTTATGTCGAATATGTTTTCCACCGGTAATAACTTTAATTTTACTGGTGACGGACTGACACAGGATTTGTCAGTCGATTTTTTGGACTACCGCCTTTCGCTACAGGTATTGCGTTAGGCACGAGAGTCTGGGATAACGTAGTCGTTCAGGCGTACGACGGGAATGCACCGAATGGCGTTACGGTTATCTCTTTCACGAAATTTGTGCTTAAGCTTCATTTCGATGTGGCTCCTACCGTTGGTAATCACACCATAACGTGGGCTGCATTCTGGAATTTATAAAGGAAACTCACATGCCAGCTACCGAACAAGAAAAAGCGGATGTCTCTCGCAGTCGTGGCGTAACTGCCGCGCATATTCCGGATGCTGCTGAGAAGCGCGATTATATCGCGGCTCAGGGCAAAGCGGAATCGAAAGGCATGGATAAGACTCCTGAACTGAAACAGCAGGATTTTAATAAGCGCAACGAGCTTACTGTTCTCGGCAGCATGAAGAAAGGTGGTCTAATTAAAAAGACCGGCCTTTACAAAATGCATGAGAACGAGATCGTCCTTCCGTCGCCTGATGTACTGACAGGCAAAGCGCCGAAGCAGGCACCCGGCGCGAAGAAAACGAAAGTCGTCAACGTCAAGAAAGGCAAGAAGCTGAGCACTGGCGACAAGAGCAAAGTTCATAGCGCGATGTCTGAGGTGTTCCACAACAAGCCTTCGACCGTCGATAAGAGCAAGTCGGCGGAGGGCCAGAGAAAGCAGATGGTTGCTATCGGGCTCAGCAAGGCGCGTCAGGCCGGAGCGAAGATTCCCGAAAAGAAATAAGGAGCAGTCATGGCGTCAACAATGGTAGTGATCCGTGGGAAATGGAATTTGGCTGTGATCCGTCAAGGTGTTTCCTATTTGATGGATAACAACGTGTCGAGATTTAACGATGGGATGTATCACATCTCTTTGAGCATCGCATCGTTCCGAGAGTTTATGGGCGCGTTCAGCGAGGCCGACGCGGTTAACGCGGGGTTCAAACGTCTGGATAGTCCGGCGAACATCGTTGTCGAGTTCGGCGGTCTTCGTTGGGAGACAGACCCCAAGGCGACTGAGCTACGAATTTTTGGGCCGAAGTCTGATCCGGCGAATCCGCTTGTGATCAATCTTACGGATGAAGTTCCGGGGCCGGTTGCGCCACCTCAGCCAAAGGTTCCGATGAGGGGATAAATGGAAAATAAATCTTCTGAGGTTGACGCGAAGCGGTATCCTGAAGTTGAGTATGTCGAATGGAAAGAAATTGCGGACCCACGACTGATGGGCATTGACTCCATCTGGGGAGACAAATGCTTTACGCTTGTGAAGGTTTCGTGGGGAAGGAATGAGTGATGGCAATACAATTCAGTAGGCAGTATGGCGACACGGTAGCAATTGCAACAGAGAAAGAGATTGTTCTCACGCGAGAAGTTAATGGCTTGCTTACGTGTTACACGATTCATCCAGAGACTTTTGAGTTTCCTGATGTGGTCGCTGAGCAGCAACGTATCGACCGCGTCCGAATGCTTTTGAGCGCGCATCCTGTTCTAATGCAGCAGATCGTGTCGGATGCAATGATTCGTCAGGCGCTCAAAGATAACGGCAATGCAGTTTGGCCGACAGTAACGTATCTTAAGACAGTTCTCGCAGGACCAGTCAGATGATTACAATAACGAAAGACGGGGCAAACCCCGACAAGTTTGTTGTTTCTCAAACAATCGTGATGTTTCTCGACAAGGTGATGTTATCCTCCTTGTCCGATGAAATTGAGAAAACAATTCGGGCTCAGGCAATCAAAGATTTGAGGCACAATCCTGAAGTGAAGAAAGTCATCGCTGAAGCGGCCACCAAGAAATTGTTGGCAATGCTCGGCGTCGAAGAAAAGGCAGTCGAGGAGAACAGCAATGAGCACACCAGAACCGGCAAAGCCACTGACAACGGACAACCTGTATCAGAAGATCGGGGTGCTGTCAGTCAGCAATGAATTTCTTTCGAATGAAGTCGAGCGTCTGAGAACATGGATCACCGGCCACGTCCAAGAGCTTCGAGCCGAGGTTGATAAGATCGAGGCGTCGGCGAACGCGGACGGCAAGACGATCTCCGCTGAGCTTAAGTCTGTCGTCGATCACATCAGGGCGAAACTCTGATGGACGAGAAAGTCGCTCAGTGGTTCGCTAACACTTTCGTCGATATGCTCGGTTATGAATTCGGGTACCACGAGATGATGTTCGACGAAGCGACGCAGACAAAATATTGGGAATGCTGGGGCTGTACCGCGAAAGCCGAAACGAAGTGGCCGACGTGGGGCGAGCCTGTTATGATGCATGACCCGGATTGCAGATTTGTTTCGTTGATGAATTTTGTAGGTCGGAGTGAGGTATGGAAGAATCCACAGAAACTGTCGTCGGAGTGGTAGAGCCTCCGAAGCGCCCTCGCGGTCGTCCCTCGTGGACTAGCCGGACGGCAGTCGCGGATGTTCCGGATACTCCGATTGGCAAAGATGAGCTAATTCGACTTATCTGTAAACGTCTTCGCATTGCACGATCCTCCCGCGAGTTTCAGTGGGCGGTTGAGAAACTGATCCAGCTACGCGGCTGGGGATTAGAGAAGCCGAAGAAACGTGCTCCTGTTCCGCGAGGAATGGCTCCGGTGTTCAAAAAAGTTTGGCAGCAAGAAGCCGCAGATAAACGGGCGCTTGCTACGAATAAGGAAAACGATCATGGCACTGAACAATGATGGGCTGACTGGGAAGTCTAAGTCGCCTAAGAAAGTTAAGGTGGTCAACCTTGGGAAGCACGGCAGCTTCAAGATCACGAAGCCGGGCGCGCTCCGAAAGAAAGCTAAGTCGGCTGGGGAATCCACTTCTGCTTTTGCTCACAGCCATTCGAAAGGTAATTCCGAGACCGCTCGTCAATCCCGTGCAGCGATTGGGTTGATGTCGATGAAGCACGGGAAATAAAATTTCTGTTCGAGTTCTGCCGTCTGCTTAATGTAAATCTGCAACGCTCTCGAACGAATCTTTGAAATCAAAGCATGCCCCGTCATAGCCGGGGCTCGAATTTATGAAAATCAATCTCGGGCCAGTTCTGGATGCTCTGATCAATAAGCTTCATACGGTCATCGGTTCGATCTATGCGGCGGCGGTTCTGACCTACTTCTGTATTACCGGCAAGGACATCGGCATGGGGCTCGTCGCCTTCAGTGGCACGTTCTATGCATTCCTTCTCGGACACGCTTATACATATCAGAAGTATCCTGATCAGCCGGACCCGAACAATCAGCAGCACTAAAATAGCCGGGCGGCTTGGAGACGACAATGAAGCGGTTTCTGATCGCCCTATTTCTTTCTGTTCTGCTGGCACTACCAGTTTCGACGCCAGCTGCTACTCCCCAGAACCCCACAGGTTTCGCGGGTAAGGCGTATGATGCCACGATGGCTTTGTACGGCACGAAAGGAACGGACACAGAATTTATTTGTACCGCTTGGGCGTTCAAACAAGTTCCGGATGGCTACGATTTAATTTCAGCCGGTCATTGCGTCGGCGAAGTTAACGCGGACTCGTATTCAGTTTCTGACACGATTGACGGTCCTCGGACTCCAGTGACTCTCATTAAGTGGGCTGAGAACGCAGACGAGGGACTTGATTTATCTCTTTGGGAACTGAAGACGACGAAGAAATATCCGACGCTTGATCTCGGCTCGGCGAACGACGCACATATCGGTGATGTGATTATCAATCCGAATTGTGCGATGGGTATCACAAAATTTCTTAGTCTTGGCCGAATCTCCGGGCCTCTGGTGCCCGCCACGGATTCCGTTCCGGTATATCCAGTCGAAGTTGACGGCGCGGGTGGTTCTTCGGGCTCACCGATCATTTCGGCTAAGACTCACAAAGTTATCGGCATTTTGATCTATGGGCCTCCTTCGGAGACTGAGATCGAAGCAGAGATAGGCGTTCCGGCTCAGATTGGTGTTGGTATCGAGCCCATAGACAACTTTCAAAAGTTTATGCAGGTGAAGAAATTGATCCCGAGGGTTTCGGCGCATCGGCGGAAGTATGGCATTAAAAACAGCAGAGGAAATAGAGAAGTACCAACAACGCGATCTACTGAAAAAGGATAAACAAAAGCTGGCCGAGGTTCTCGGCTATGACTTTGTTCCTGCGGTTCATGAGCCACTGTGGAATCAGTTCTTCCAGTACGACACTCGCAAGCCGTGGGCGAAGCAGTCAGATATCGCTAAGGTTTTGATTCTGTGGCCTCGCGGCCATTTTAAGACAACTGCTGTTGTTGTCGATATCATTCAGGCCATTCTAAATTTCCCAGACATCCGCATTCTAATCATGCGCGGCAGTATTGGGATTACGAAGGCATGGCTGGCGGAAATCAAAGCGCATTTTACCGGAACCAATCCGAATTCTCGCCTTGCGGATTATTTTCCAGAGTTTTGTGCGCCGCTCGATCTTGACAATCAGATGTCATTTACAGTTGCCGCTCGCCGCCAAAAAGGCTTGGCGCAGGCGACTGTGACTGTTGCATCGCCGAAGTCTGTTAAGACCGGCACGCACTATGACATTGGGTTCTTTGATGACTTGGTGAACGACCAAAACTATCGTTCAGCGGTTCTGTTGAAGAAAGTTCAGCAGGACTTCTTCGCTTGTATGCCTTTGATCGATCCGCCGTTCTTCGCGGTCGTGACAGGGACGCGCTATTCCTTCGGCGACGTGTATGAGAATATCATGCGCGCCAATGTGAAGGGCGAGTGGCGTGTAAGTTTCCGGACTTGTTGGGCCGATGATGATCAAATAATTCCTCTGTTCCCCCAGCAGCCAGCTATCGATAGACCTTGGACTGATGAGCAAGGTATCGGCCATAGCGGCGGCAAGCTAGTTGGCTTCACGAAAGAGCAACTAGACTTCATGCGGGACGGCGATCCTGAGATGTTCGCATCTCAGTATCTGAACCAACCGATGGTCAAGGGAGGCCAGCGGTTTCCAAAGCAATTACTGGAGTCATGCAAGATTCAAAAGGCTGACGCTCCGGCGCTGAGCCCGGCGATTTTCTTTATCGACATTGCGAGCACAAATTCAGATACGGCAGATGATTCTTGTATCATTGTCGGCAAGAATGATCTGAAGATGACACAGTATGTTGTGGAGGCTCGCGGCGGGCAGTGGGCGTCATCAATGCTTGCCGAGCAGATAATCCTTGCGGCGCTTGAATACCGGCCAGTCACGATCTATTTTGAGAAGTCCAGTAGTGCTATCTTTTTTATGGATTATCTTCGCCTTGTGGCTTTTGAAAAAAAGATTTTTCTCCCGCTCGATTTTCTAAAGCTGGATGTTCGCAAGGACGCGAAATACACGCGCATCGGTAGCCTTCAAGGTTTAATGAAGAGCAAGCGACTTCGGTTTTTCGAAAGCGTGACGGCATGGGACAAGATTGTTCATCAGTTTGAGATATTTCCCGGTGGTAAGCATAAGCACGATGATTACATTGACACCATCGCGCTCTTCGCCACGCACATGATCGGAAAGATGATCTCACAGCCGGTTAAACCGAAAGTGAATCCGATCTTCGAAATGATTCGTCAGCAAGAGCAACAGACTTTATCTGACCAGATTCTTGAACGCCAGAAGATACCATCCGATCCTAGCGATGGGTTCGATGCTTTTAATTCTGGTTGGTCGTCGGCACAGGGACCGATAGGCGTCATTCCTGACTGATCGAGGGTAATGTGGCAGGCGGAACAATAGACAACTCGCCGGGTCTTGGTGGCGCGAGTTCTGGTGGTGGGTTCTCCGCAGTTGAAGGAGCAGTTGATCAGGGCGCTGCATTGTCTGCTGCGGCAAATTTTACCGAAGAACAGACAGCATTTCGGGATGAGCAGTATGACGATGACACCGCACTTGGTCTTGTTTTAACAGACGTTGCTGCGGGCATTGCGTTCCTTCAGTCGAAAGCTTTACTGCCCGCTCTCGTTGATACCTCGAACGACTTGATTTTCGGATTGCAGAAGCCTCGGGTCTGGGCCGATGGTAAGCCTCGGGCGAATCTGCCGATCTACGCTGTGCTGGAAGGCATCGAGAAACTGATGCCAGTTTTTTACATGAGCCTGTTCGGCACCGGCAAGCGTCGGCCATTCGTGGTCACGCCTGTTGGAAAGACTACGCCGGAAGCGGCTCGTGCTAAGGCGTCTGTGCTGGCGTGGGCCATTAAGCAAGCCGGTCTCAAAGAAGAGATGCGGCTAACGCTTAAGCAGTGTCTGAGCTACGGGTTCTGTGCCGGATGGTGGGGCTGGGAGCAGAAGAACGTCCGCGAGCGCGTTTATTCAAAGAACGCGGCTGGCCGGGTTAAAGGTAAGTGGGAAGATATTTTACTGAACCTGCCGAAGTACGAGAACATTGATCTAAAGAATTTCTCTTTTGATCCGCAGTGCAAACGGCAAGATGTTCAGAAAGGCGCACGTTGGGTTGCTAAGCAGGTGATGATCACTGCTAACACCCTTGATGATATGCGCGGCGATCTCGATACGTATGGCCGCGACGAAGTCGAATTTTCTATCGATGAAGACGGTAAGAAGGTCGCTAAGAAAACAGGGAAACGAGTTAGTCGCATTCCAGATCGGGAAACCCTGCGTAAAGTTCTTGCAACTGATCGTGAGCAGACTGAGGACACGTTTGCCAGTCAGAAGCGCGCCGTGTGGCGAGAGTTTCAGGCGCAGCTAGATTCCGAAGGATCATCGGCTGACCCGCTGATGAAGCCGCTGGAATACATCGAATATTGGACTGAAGACCACGTCATAGGTATTTTGCAGCGCAAGCTTGTTATTCGCCTTGGTGAGAATGAGTGGAATCAGGCTCCTGCGCTGACGTGCGCGTTTATCGACGTGCTCGGAAGTGCATGGGGTTTCGGCGTTGCTCGGTTACTTGCTGGGGAACAACGGTTTCAAGCTGGCGTAGCGAATAGCTGGATCGATTCGCTGGCTCTAGTTTTGAACCCGGTATTTCAGGCGCTTAAAGGCGTCGGGCCGGGCACGCAGAACATTCCGCTGGCTCCCGGTCGAGTTATTACCGAGACTTCAGAACTGAAGCCGCTGGTGACTCCGGATGTTAGCAACGCAGCTACGACTGCGATGGCGAATTCCGAATCCCGAGCTTCGAAGCGCATCGGTGCTGAGGGGGGAACGAATCTTCCGACTCAGGCTTTGCGGACTGGCTCCGGCGTTCAGGCTTTGACGGGCGATGTTATTCAGCGTCTGCAATATTTCCTAGAGATTTTTATCAACATGATTTATCTCCCGACGTTGGAGAAATTCATGCTGCTGTGCATGGAGAATTTGCAGCCCGAAGATATCAACCGGATTCTAACTGAAGAAGAAGGCAAAGAGTGGGACCGCGATATCCAAGAAGTTTACAATGCGAAGATTGATATCGACGTTCTGGCCGGTGCCGATCTTACTGCTCGCGCTGCGTCTGCTCAGCTTGCTCCGATGATTATTCAGATGCTGAGCGCTCCGGCAGTTCAGACTTCATTGCAGATTCAGGCTAAGAAGTTTGATTACGCGAACTGGGCAGCGGATATGCTCGACGTTCAAGGATTTGACGTTGATCACTACTTCCAGAATATGACTCCTGATGATATCAAGAGAATGCAGGAGCAGAATCAAGCTCTGGCGAAAGGTCAGGCCGATCAGAATCTGGAAGCTACTAAGCATCAGAACGATCTTGAGAACATCAATGAGAAAGGCACCGTTCAAGCGGGTGTTGCGCTCGTGAAGAAAGCTGCCGAGAGTCATTTGGATACTGCTCAAGACGCGCTGAGTCAATTGGTTTCGCCGGAAGGTCAGCCAGCACAGTGAGGATTTGATGGGCTACGAAACGTATCGTCCTGACTGGGACCCGTTCTTTAGTGATCCGTATGTACCGCCCGAGAAAGCTTCGAAACCTATTTTTGATCGAGCTTCCGATCCGAGCGCAAGCCGAAGTTTTATACTTGACGCTCCGAAACCAACCGCATCGGTGCATGCGAAGCCGGAGAGACAAATAGTAGTTGTGAAAGTTCCGTAGGAGACAATATGAGTGACTTGGAAAAACAGGAGCAAGCGCGACTTGAGGCAGAACGGGCAAGACTGTTGGCAGTTAAAATGGTTTTAACCCAGACAACCAATACACTTGGTTGGTCATATATCAAGAAAATTGCAGCGAACATTGTTCAAAGTTCTTTGCAACATTCCTTGAACGTCGAAGACGAGAAAGAGAGCGAACAGTTTCGAATCGAAGCTCGCGTCGCTCAAAAGATTTTCGGCCAAATGTTTACGGTGATCGAGACGGCGTTAGATTTCGGTACCGAGGCTCAGGCAGACTGGTTTAGTGAATTAGATGCATTTGTAGAAGCAAAGGAGAACGAAAATGGCAATGCCTAAGAAATCGGAAGCGGAATTGGACGCGATGTCTCTTGATCAATTGCGTGAGTTGGCAATTCAAGAGGCCGCAGAGATTGAGGCGGATGCTGCGAAAGCCGCCGCTGAGCAAGAGGCAGCTGATACTCTAGCGGCGGATAAAGCCGCCCGCGAGCAAGCGCTGGCTGAGGCTCAGGAGACGCCTGAAGAGATTGCCGAACGTCAGGCCGCTGAGCGAGAAGCCGCTGAGAAAGAGGCTGTCGAAAAGGCAGAGCAAGAGCGCGATTCTCAGGGCCGATTTGCTAAGAAAGAGCAGACCGACGATATCGTTGTCCCCGAGGACGAAGGTCAGCCGGACGAGTGGGTCATTCGTCGGGAGATCGATCTCGGAGACGGCGCAGGCATCGAGATTTATGAAGGGCGCGGCGCGACAGAGCTTGACGCTATCAAGGACCTGAATGACAGGCTTGTTGTAGCCAAGCAGCATGCCTCACGAGAAGTACGAGAAATTCAGAGGAAGCATCCGAAAGAGCCAGAGCCGCCCAAGGCCCCAGAGATTAGTGAAGACTTGGAATATGTCTTCAAACAACAGTTCGAGAAGAAACCCTCCGAAGCATTCAAGGCCATGTTCAAGGAACTGACCGGCATGGATGTCACGGAGTTTAAGACGTGGCAATCCGCACAGCGAGCCGCAGATGATGCTCGCGCCAAGCAGGACGAAAGTTTGCGGATTCAACGCGAATGGGTTTCGAGTCATCCCGAATACATCACGTCCGTAGAAAACGGAGATTTGATACGTGATTGGGTTCGAGATCACAACTACAACGAGTTTACTCAAGAGAATCTTGAGAAGGCTTTTGAGGACCTGAGCGGACGCGGATTGCTGAAGCTCAAGACTGATGAAGCGAGCGCACCCACGAAAACCGAAACCACAACGAAGGTCAAAGAGACGGCTCGGATTGAGACGCCCGCGACGGAAGTTGTGAAAGACGTTACGCCGGTACGAAGCTCTCGGAAGGCAAGCAGTGTTTCGACAACTCGAAGTGCTGCGCCAGTCGTAAAGACTGAGCTAACTGAGGACGACTTGTACGCAATGCCGATGGATAAGCTCAAGGACTTGTCGAACAAGCAACTAGCTGAACTCAATCGGCAGTAAAACAAGTACCTCACTTCAAAGGTGATTCATCATGGCTCTACCTACGTCAGCCTCCGTTATTTCTAGCGGACTGGCTGCTTACCCCACGGTCTATTATGATCGTGTGGCCCTCGACACTCTGTATTCGAACTTGTTCGGATACGCAGCGTGCGATTTGAAGATCATGCCTGATATGTCCGGCGTGGCAATGCAAATCTTCGACTACACGAAGATGGGCTCGAACACCTCGGCGGTCACTGAAGGCACGCCTGCTTCTGGTCAGGCTCTGACTCAGAACACGGCGACCATCAACCTTGCCAACTACGCTGATTACATCAGCTATTCGAACAAGGTTGTTCTGACGGCAATTTCCAATACGGTTGCTGAAGGTTCTTCGCTTCTGGCCTATCGTGGCGCGTTGTCTGTTGACACGGTCATCTGGACTGCTGTTGACACGCAGGCTGCTGGCACCACGTTGGACAGGATCGACGTGAACGACGGCAACTACATGAACGCGGCCATCGCCCGTAAGGCTGTGTGGCAGTTGCGCTCGTTTGATGCGAAGCCAAAGGCGAACGGCCTTTTCTTCGGCGTCATCCACTCTCTCGCGGCTTATGACCTTGTCAATGACGCCAGTGCTTCCGGCATGGCTGATTTGATGAAGTACAGCGAGAAGCTGGCCTCCTCGAACCCGGCGTTGGTCGGGATCAAGGGCGCATACATCGGAAACGTTGGCGGCGTCGAATGGTACGAATCGAACGCTGTCACTACGGCTGCGAACTGGCAGGGCTCTGCTCACACCGCGTATCACTCCTACGTTGTGGGCCATCAGGCGTTCATCGCCTCTTCGCTGGGCAAGACGAACTTGAACCAGAAGAACTTTACGGTGAAGACCGTGAACTTCCAAGAAGGTTCGAATTCTCTTGATCCGGCTGCTCTGATCAAGGCGGCTTCGGTTTATAACTTCTTCTTTGGGTTGACCGTTGCCCCGACGCATGCTTCTTCGGACAAGTTCCGCAGGATCACTGCTGAATCGACAATTGGATAAAGTTTGAGACTGGGGCTCTCACTAAACTGGGAGCCCCGCGTCTACAGACGAAAAGGAGAACAAAATGAGTTCACCAGTATCTATTGCCGATGCGGCTCGTCCAGAACGCGGCGTTTTGCCGGTCTCTCTGACTAACCCCATTGCGGCAACGATGTTCACTGATGCAGGCGGAAGCGCCGTCGTCACTAATCTCACGGGACCAGTTATCCCGATTGATAGCGACTCGATGGCGTTGCCGAAGGTGTATCAGAACAAGCCCTTCGATGTGAAGTGCTGGGGCCGGTTCACCGGTGGGACTACCACCAACCTGACGATTCGGGTTATGACTAGCGCGACGCAGATCAGTGCAACTGACGGTTCCAATACCGCGTTGTTCAGTTCTGGCGCTGTGGCTGTCAACTCAGTGTCCGGTAATTGGCTGCTCGAATCCGAACTGATCTGGGATGTTACCGGGCTCAAGATTGCCGGTATCTTCTGGGGTTGGATTCAGGGCTCCACGAATACCGCGATCACTCAAGCTGTAGTTACGCCGTTTGCTTTGACGGCGGCTCAGTTTGCTGCTAACGGTGTGTCCTTCGGTGTTGACGCGATTTTCTCGGCTACCAACGCGGGGAACCTTGTCACGCTGGACGGCTTCGACATCGATCCGCTCTAAAGACCCGGCTTAAAGCCGAAACCAATTTGCGAACGTTGAGGGGGATTGGAGGATACCAGTCTCCCCGTTCGCGTATTCGATAGGAGTTTCCGATGGCATCTCAAGTTACAACTATTGCTTCTAGCGCTGAAACAACTATCGTTACAGCTGGTACGGCAGGGGTTAATAACGCGCTGACGGGCTTGATTATCTCCACGTCTGGTACGATGGTGGCGGGAACTGTGACGATCAAGGATAGCACGGGTGGAACTACTCGTATTCTTTTTGACTATCCGGTTTTTTCGACGGCAGCTGGTCTCGTCATTCCTTTTTCATTTTTCTTTCCGAAGGATCAACCGTTGTTTCAGGCAGCGCCAGCGACCAACTGGACAGCAACTTGTAGCGCGGGCTCAGGAACTTTGTCGTATCACATTACTGCTTTCTACATCGAAATCTGATGAACGTCGTTTACGTAGTCAATCGCAACATCGATCCGATCAGCGATCTGGGCGATGTTAAAGCAGTGTTGCAATACACTCCGCTGTATTGTGTTCTGGTGTCTAGCATTTACGACATGCAGCTGGCACATCAGTTTGCGGAGCTTGATGAGATTCTTCAAGTTACTGGCGGCGACGAATTTGTTTGGAAGACGGCCCGCGAGTACG